AGACAGGATGATTATATAGGTGGTTCAAGAACAGAAAGAGTGTTGTGGCTAGACTCTAAAGACATTAGAGGAGACATAGGTTCTCTACCTACAGAGATAAGTAGATACGAAGGTCACAGTAGCATGCGTGAAGTTAGAACTAGTAATGATTTTACGACACAACAAAATAAGTTGGAGGGAGAACCATATGTCATAGGCTGGTCATTGGGTAGTAATCGAATTGGAAAATTAAATAAAAGAGATATTGTTGTTAATGTAGCAGATGAAATACAATCTGATTTTTTACAAAAAGCTGCTTCTTTAAAATCAAACATAAAGCAAGAAATTAGAAGATTCATTAATCAAAGTCAAAATCAACAAATAGGAAGAAATGAAGGATTAGAATTACTTTACAAAAAACTAGAAAATGTTTTTAGACCGATGCCTGCTACTTACGCACAACTTAAAAAATCATTAGATCAATTATTTGCAAGTGATCAAATATTTGAAAAAATATCTAAAATGGATATGGATGATATAACCAAAGAAAGTTTTAAACAACTAGGAGAAGCCGCAAAAGTTAGAGATGAAGCTTTAGCTGTAATAAATTCTTCTATTGATAATATTGATCCTAGAGAATTATTTCCTAACATACCTTTTAAAGATCAAAAGGACTGGGTGGATGCCATTATTAAAAATGATGTTTATAACGCAGCTAAGAAAAGATTTTATTTTGATGAAAGTGGAGCTTTACAAGTAAATAAAGATGCACCTTCTCACTACGGTGTAGCACCTGCTAAAGCTGTCAAAGCTTATAGAGGGGGTAACGGAGTGGAGTTATCTCCTGACAATGTGGATAGAAACGGTAGAATGGTGGCGTATGATATGCAATATGGAGGACCAAATTTAAATGATCATACAGGAAAACATTTTACAAGTAACGTAGAAGAAAGTTTAAATAAAATAGCAAATGCAAAAAGTTCTAAAGTAGAAGTGGGAAAAGTTCCATTTGGTGGTGCAGGAGAGGGTGTAGATACTTTTATGATTGAATTGACACCTGATATGTTGTTCCCATATAAAGCATATAAAAAAGATGGAGGTCTTGTGAAAAAAAGTATATTATACACACCGATAGTTTCTGTTAATGAGTTACTATCTCCTATAGGAGCCAGTAGATGGTAGAAAAACGAATACAAAACACAGCAATAGATATATCACCCAATGTTAATAATGCACTTGAAGTAGAGGGTGTAGGAGAAGAAATACAAATACCTCAACCTGAAAACACAAGTAAGGGTTACGAGATAATTGAAGAGCAAGATGGAGGAGTCACTCTTGACTTTGACCCATCTCAAAAACAATCTGAAGGTGATTATTTTGCAAACATAGCAGAGTTTATAGATGATGATATACTGGAAAAGTTATCTTCTGATTTACAGAAAAATTTTGAGGATGATAAAAATTCTAGATCTGATTGGGAAAAGACTTACAAAGAAGGATTAGATTTATTAGGATTTAAATACGAAGAAAGATCCAAGCCTTTTGCGGGAGCTGCGGGTGTCACACATCCTCTACTTGCAGAGGCAGTCACACAGTTTCAAGCACAAGCATACAAAGAACTTTTACCACCAGGTGGACCAGTGAGAACAGAAATATTAGGTGTTCCTAGTCTAGAAGTAGAACAACAAGCAGAACGAATTAAAGAATTTATGAACTATCAAATTACTTGTGAGATGCAAGAGTTTGATCCAGAGCTTGATCAATTATTATTTCATTTACCTCTAGCAGGTTCAGCATTTAAAAAAGTTTATTATGATGGAACTCTGGAAAGAGCGGTATCTAAATTTATACCAGCAGAAGATTTAGTGGTTCCTTATTTTATTACAGACCTAGAGTCCTGTGGTAGAATTACTCACATTGTAAAAATGAAGCACAATGATTTAAGAAAAAATCAAGTGTCAGGATTTTACAGAGATATAGAACTTCAACCTAACACAGCTAAGACATCTGACATCAAAGAAAAACAAGATGAGTTATCTGGTGTAGAACAAGTTTCATTTACAGAAGAAGAACACAATGTTCTTGAAATGCACGTTGATTTAGATTTACCAGGATACGAAGACATGGGTGCTAACAATGAGAAGACAGGTATTATGTTGCCTTACATTGTAACTCTTGATGAGGACTCTGGAGAAATTTTATCTATCTATAGAAACTGGAATCAAGGCGATCCTTCTAGAAAGAAAAAAGAATACTTTACACACTTTAAGTTTCTGCCAGGTCTAGGATTCTATGGCTTTGGTCTTATTCACATGCTGGGTGGTTTATCAAGAACTGCTACTGCAGCTCTACGTCAACTTATAGATGCAGGAACTTTATCAAACTTACCTGCTGGTTTCAAAGCAAGAGGACTAAGAATACGTGATGATGACGAAGCACTCAATCCTGGTGAGTGGAGAGATGTCGATGCACCAGGGGGTAACCTTCGTGAGTCATTAATGCCTCTACCTTACAAAGAACCAAGTGGAACTTTATTTCAGTTACTAGGTTTCGTTGTTGATGCAGGTAGAAGATTTGCAGGTGTAGCAGATATGATGATGGGTGAGAATGCAGGTAGTCAACAACAACCTGTAGGAACAACCATGGCTATTTTAGAGCGTGGCATGAAAGTTATGTCCGCTATCCATAAGAGATTACACTATGCACAAAAAACAGAATTTAAATTATTAGCAAAAGTATTTTCTGATTACTTACCAGAGAACTATCCTTACATGGTTTCAGGTGGAGAGCAGTCAATTAAAAAAGCAGACTTTGATAATAGGATAGATGTTATTCCTGTCTCAGATCCAAACATTTTCTCTATGGCACAAAGAGTAACTCTTGCACAATCTCAATTACAATTAGCTCAAGCTAATCCTGAGATGCACGATTTAAGAGAAGCTTATTCAAGAATGTATGCAGCTTTAGGTGTACAGAATATTGAAAAATTATTACCCGCACCTGCAGAACCACAGGCACAAGATCCTGCTATTGAGAACGCAGGTACTTTAAATGGTATGCCACCTATACCTTTCCCTGAGCAAGATCATTCTGCACACATAAGGGCACACAGAGCCTTTATGTCATCTGAATTAGTAAAGGCTAATCCTGCAACAATGACAATTTTACAAGCACACATAACAGAACACGTTAGTTTTATGGCTAGAATGATTGTAGAACAGGAAATGGCACCTGAAATGGAGCAAATTATGGCACAAACAGGAGGACAACTACC